TCATTATCCCTCTAAACATAAATGGGAATAACCCCAAACTATTCATCAGTTCTCCCAGCTCAGTGCTATATCTTTTGTCACGTCAAGATATTGGTACTTCAATCGCCCCACTAGGAATAGCATTGATTGATTCTATTTTGCTCGTGTTCACAAGACCTAATCGTGACACTATTATTTTCGCATACCAATTAGCTTTTATGTAAAAGCAAAATCTTTCTGTATCAACTGTATAATACATATTAATGTTACTAATTTTGGTTCCGTTTATCAATTTACAAAAGACTTTATTTGCATTCCATCTAATCATAGACACTGCGACTGAGAACGAGTCTCCACCAACATTTGTAACACTAATTACAGACTCATTTATTGATCCGGCATTTGGCATAAATACACTAATCTTACAATATTGATTATTATCTTTAGATAATTCTAAAGGTACCATACCGGAACTCATCAACCCGCTTTTATTTGATGTTGCATTCCCAATCAGTTCTCCCAGGACTTTCGCGGCAGCCGAAGAAGATGTCAAAGTTGGGTTCTTGGAACCGTCCAAAGTACGGAGCCAAGAGAAGGTGTCGGACTGGGGCAACTGGTCCTCAAACTCATCTGTTCCGGCTGCCGCAGCGGCAGCAAATGTTGATATTTCTGATGCAGCGGAAACAATCCGTGCGGAAACTAATTCTGTCATCTCATCGACGGTCACCTGTCGTTCGTTGCCGTTTTTATCCACAGCTTTAAAGCCAACTATATTTTCTAAATTCAAATCACTCATAATATCCAAATTTTATAAAGTTCTTATATAAGTTTTCCACGCTTTTGAAGTGCCGCCAATCGATTTGTACAGCTTCTTCCTGCCACCTTTTATCTTGTACCGGGAAAGGTTGCTTCCGTCGTAGTTCACGGGATAATCCAAATTGCCCTCGTTGGCATACGCCTCCATTTCGTATGAGATGGTATAATATGCCGAACTCGCAGGATGGCAGATAGGGTTTCCCTTAACCCACTCGACAAAATACCGCCAGTAGTATTTTACCCATGAGCCGATAACCTGTGCCTGACGCAAGTGTATGGTTTCGTGCGTCAAGCTTTCCTTACCCGCATAGGTCTGCATATACCTATCTATGTTCTCCTTGTTCTCGGCACGGTATATCATCCGTCCGCACCACATCATGAAACGGTATCTCTTGAAAGGATAATGCTTCATGGGAAGCAGCTCAGGAGTATCAAAATCACCCGGCTTGCTTGAGAACAGCATCTTGATTAATTGCCATAATTCTTTCATACTACTCCTTCTTTTTATCCAGATAATCATTCAGTGAGTCCGCCAGCAGACCGGGCAGCATGGAGGTGGAGCGTCTTATGATATCCACCTCCTCTTCGTCAAGTTCCACACCATCTACAGTCGACTTGAAGATTTTCTCCGCAAGGAGATGCGCCTTCAAGCCCGCTACGTTCTTATATATCCAGTCACCGAAGGCCTCAGTGATGTTACTGGCTATAAGCTTTTCTTTTTTAATCCCATCATAAATAGGGAATTGTGCAAAATTTATTCTCATACTTTATATTTAAATTATCCGCAATAAAACATAACCCAATAATTACCCATACACTTAATGAAGCCGGATGCAAAATCCAAATCAATATAAGACACCTCCTGTCCTCCGGGAGCAGGCAGGATCCGTCCTCCTGTCAATCTTACTCCGCCGCTCATACGTTTGAAGTATATAGTATGTCCCGGAACATCCGGAGGAAGCGTCACTTCTATATTGTCTCTATTAATAAACATCACATTATCATCGTTGTTGTTCAATGAAGCTTTGACAGAGATATTCCTCCAGTTGCCAACTATGCCACGAAGAGAAACATAGCTGTCATTGTTCGGATGAAGGAAAATGTTACCTCCCTCCACGAATAGAGGAATGCTCGGAGTCTTGATGTGCATCCCGATCATGGCATTTGGACTCTGTATGTCAATTCCAGCATCATACTTAATCCCTTCAATGGTGACAAACTGCGTGTTTCCCCCGATTCTTACGTTTGCAAATGTCCTTTCGTTATAAAACTCAATTTGTCCGGCAGACAAATTGAAACCGACGTATTTATTTGTTTCATTTTCATAAAGGATCTTTGAGGACAATATTCCCGAAGCGATGGAGAACGGACCGATACGTCCTTTATCCGCTGTGATTGTTCCTGTAATCTCTGCATTCTTACATTTAAAATACCCGGTTACACCGTTGATAAGAAGAGTTTCACCTTTGTCATTAAAAGATTTGAGAACCTTGTCTTTGAACATGAAGCCGGCTACATTCGCACCATCGGCAAACAGGGTGTCAGTGGCGATATTCACAAACTTCTGCATAGCTTCCCAATTGGAATCACCGTTGACAGATGTGGGTGCAGCGGTAACGGAAGCGCCGTAATTTTTTACAAGGAAATTATAATAAACTCCCCCTATCAGATATATGACCTTATCCCGGTAATCCGCATTCCAGACGTAAGTCTGTCCGGAAGCCCATACGCCTCTGTCACGGGGAAACGCCCCTGTTGCTCCTGTCGCTCCTATGGAACCATCATTTGCAACACCCACCCCTTTTTCAGCGACAAAATTATTATTCCATGCGTTTGCGTCCGACGCGGATTTATAAGCCCGGACGGCAAACTGGGTGTATCCGGCTGTCGCTGGAACGGATATCTGATTGCTTAGGGTAGCACCTACGTGAGCCAGCCAGCTTCCGTTGTATTTGCGGGCTGCCAGATAAAGCGTGCTGCACGTGCTTACATTGCCTGCCACATTCTGTTTGCAAGTGACAAGGAATCCAGACGGGGATGGCGTGCCTGTTGAAGTGAAGTTGATCACGCTGACAGGACTGTCCAGCCAGTAGGATGCCGACGGTCCGACGGGGGCAACCATCTCCTGCCAGTCCGCATGTACCGTCCGGTTCGCAGATCTGCCGGCGAGGATATATCCGCCATCCTTTTTGCGACGATAACTGCCATTCTTGAACCTTGCGATCCTGATGGGAGGATTGGATGTTTTCACCTTGCTTAAGTAAGATCCTCCGGCAAACGATACTGTGCTGTTTTTCGCATACGGAGTGTTGGCGGACTCCCAATGACCTGCGGCTGTGATGCTCTCACCGTCAGCACCATCCTTTCCGTCAGAAAGCATGGGAACGGTTTCAACATCCACTATCTGGTCATTCACGTAAAAGATAAACTTCAATGTCTTCGTAAAGTTTCCGCTTGATATGGCTGTATTGTTGTTTATGGTAGTTTCTGTTCCACCGTCTATGCTGTATTTCAATGTACCGTCCGTTGTGGTGGATATCACGCCTCCCACTGACTTTTGCCTGTAACATGATACGGAAGACACGCTGTAGTTCCCATTCTTGTCCTTGCTTACAGAAGTGGCAGAAACGATTATACTGTATAGCACGGCATCTGAACCGTCCGCACCTCCACGGACCCCGGCTACAGTGAATGACAGATCACGGGAATACTGCTGCCCGTTCTTTGTAGCCCTGATTGTGATCTTCACCGTGTTTGTCGCAGCAAGAGTAGCTCCGGCAGATACCGATATTGTCACCACTCCCGTATTCTTGTCTGTCGCACACAGAAGATTTGTGTCAGGTGTACAGGTGATGCTGTCAAGCGTGAGCTTTTCCGTTCCATACCACATACTGACAGTTGTATTCCAAGTCTGTGAGGATACGACCTTTCCATCTGAAGTAAGGGCTGCATTGACCATCTCGTTATCGAAGTCCGCCATGATGGCATTCTCCCCGTCCTTACTCCAGCGATGCACCACAGCCGGATCACTGAACTCAGACCATACGCCATTTTCCTTAAAACGTGTACAACCCCATTCAACCTGATGGTCTGCGTCCGTACCAAGATAATTATCCGTCCAGCCTTCCGGAATATAACCATCTTTCTGCTGACTGTCCGGCTTTTCAGGGGTGTTATCTATGATATTGCCTCTTGTATATATATACTCATAGCCCTTACCGTCTTTTCCGTCCGATATCATAAGCTGCCATCTTCCGTCCTGATAGATGTAGGTAGCACGATCAGTCGTGTTACGGTATGAATCACCATTTTTCGGATTGGCAGGAGCCGTGGCAAATTCACCCAGGAAGGTGATGCTCTCGCCTTTTAGCTCACGCCCGTCAAGCAACATATCCCAATCCTCGTTAACCTCCCAGTCGGCTGACTTCCCGGCAAGGATATAACCGCCATCCTTCTTCCTTAAGAAATTGCCACTTTTTACACGCAATATTCTGATGGGAGGATTGGAGGTTTCCACCTTGGATATAAAGACACAATTGGCAAGAGTGACCATTGTATTGGCTTTGTACGGGGTCTTGGAGGATTCCCAATGACCGCCACCTACTACGGACAATCCCGGATCACCTTTTTGCCCTTCCGCCACTTGTTTCAGCCATGCCGGATTATCATCTGACGGTTCTGTTGTCGTTCCGTTGTCATCAACACACAACCACAAAGCCCCGTTATGTGACACCCGGTCATAGTAGGCGTACTTCCCTGCAACCCATTCACCCTTGTCCAAGGGTACACGAACCTTGTTCCCCGTTATCTCATCTATCTGGAAGATAAGCCCAGTCAATAAGACCTGTTGCAACACGGCTGAATATTTCTCGCAATCAATTCCGTTAACGGTCATGCCCTTTTTTTTGCCGAACCACGCAGGCATCTGCGCCGGCTCCGGGTCCCAAGTGTTGGCATTGTCAAAGAATGTAATACAGTTGTTTCCGTTGACTGAATCAATAAGTATATAAGTCTGACGTTCCGGGTCCGTAAAGTTACCTGTTTGTGCCAATACCATCTGCTCGGCAGGTTTCCAGTCAGAATGCCCCGGACGGGGAATGACAGTAAACTTCTTGGCAGTATAATCTGCGGCAGTCACACGGAATTTCATTTCTTCAAAACCGTTCAGTTTGCCTTCGCTATTTTTAGTCACAAAATAGGTGGTAAGGATGTCATCAACAAACTGGCTCAATCCGTCCGCATCTGTCAGATCGGGAGCGATGGTGTAGGTTCCATCGCCGTTATCCACGTATGACAATACGGTACAACCACCACCGGGGGAGTTTACCATACGTCCTTTGAAATAGGTTGTACGGTTATAGGCTATTTCAGGAACAAACAAACGCTTACGAAATACACCGCTTTCCATTTCAAGATTGCCCTTTTCGTCTATGTAACCACCTGATACACCAGTAACGAAATCACCAAACTTGGCGTATTTCTTGATGACGGTTCCGCCCAACAGGGATAATAGGAAACCGGTGCGTTCCTCCGTGTCCTTGCGCATGAACATGATCAGCGAGCGCAATGCGGAATACACGTTATGGTCTGTCGCAGGGGTGGAGTCGTGGCTTCCGATCACATACACACCGCTGC